CGCTATGTACTGTCCCAGTCGGTTGAATCCAACTGGGAAAAGCTTTACCCCATCACGAAGCCGGACGATTTTAACCGCTGGCTGCATGATAACTACGGTGTCCAAGTTGGGCACGCGGAGCCGGAGGTGGAGTACTTTGAGTAGCGTTTCCTATGAAGCCTGGATGCAGGCGCAGCAGAGTGTCCTCGGCTCCGTCCTGATCGACGATCGGTGCGCGAGCTTCCTGGTGTTCGGCCTGGCAGAGGAAGATTTCTGCGAGAGTTACCGGTCGCTGTACCGGGCTATCCGGGAGCTGTACACCACCGGAAAGCCGGTTGACCCGGTCGCGGTGCTGAATGTCGTGGGCGACTCGTACAAGGATTTTATCGTCCAGCTGATGAACATTACCCCCACCGCCGCGAACTGCAAAATGTACGTGGATATCGTCAAGCAGCAGTCCCGGGTGCTGAAGCTTCGGGACACCGGGCTGGCGCTGTCCCGGATTTCCACGGAGGAGGAAGGCGCGGAGCTGCTCGCCAATGCCGCCTCTGAAACGGTGCGGGACGACGGAGACGTGTGGAGCCTGGCGCAGGGATTTTCCGACTGGATGCACCGATACCAGAAAAAGCCCGACTATCTGGACTGGTTTATCCCTCAGCTTCGGCGGATGATTCGGGCGGAGAAAAGCGATTATTTCATTGTGGGCGCCCGGCCTTCGGCGGGTAAAAGCGCTTTTGCCCTTCAGGCGGCGCTGTACTGGGCAGTTGTCTGCAACAAGCGGGTGGGGTTCTTCTCCCACGAGACCAGCCGGGAGAAGCTGATGGACAGGCTGGTCGCCTGCGCCTCCGGTGTCCCGATGGATGCGATCAAGGAGCGGACGCTGGATGATAAGCAGATGGAGGCCGTGTGCTCCATCTCGTCCCGGATCAACTCCGCGCCGCTGTTTTTGTTTTCCGCCGCCGGGCGTACCGTGCAGCAGATGCAGGATCGGGCGCTGTACAAGCGGCTGGACATCGTGATCGTGGATTATCTGCAAATCGTCGCCGCCCCGGGGAATGACGAATACACCCAGGTGACTGCGGTTTCCAAGGCGCTGCACACCATGTGCCAGCGGTTCGGGATCTTCTGCCTCGCGCTGTGCCAGCTGAGCCGGACGAAGACGGACAAGTCCGGCCACGCCCAGCGCCCCCGGCTGGAAGATCTCCGTTCCAGCGGCCAGATCGAGCAGGACGCCGACGGCGTATTCTTCCTTCACCCGCTGGAGGAGCCGGACAAGCCCCGGGAGCTGATCATCGCCAAGAACAAGGACGGCGCTCTGAGCATTACGAAGCTGGCCTTTGACGGCGTGCGGCAGCAGTTCCGCTTCATTGGCAAGGGGCAGCAGCCGCTGAAGCCATTTGACTATTCCAGCTATGTGATGCCGAGCCAGGTAGACCAATACCCCCAGCTGTGCATGGATGTGGAAACTCCGTTTGACGCGGAGCAAAAATAAATCACAAAATTCAAAGAAAGGGTGAAATTACATGAGAACAACCGCAATCTTAAACCTGAAGGGCGGCGTCGCCAAGACCGTGACCACGGTCAACATGGCCGCAATCCTCGCCCGGGATTACAAAGCCCGCGTGCTGCTGATCGATGCGGACTGCCAGTGCAACTGTACCGAATTTTTCGGCGGTGCCTCCGATAAGGGGACACTGGCCGACATCCTCCGGCTGCCTGACAGCTACTCCGACCCCGTTACCTTCTGCGCCAACTGCATCCGGGGAACCACCGTGGGCGGGGTCAACCTGATTCCCGGCGACGACAGCCTTATGGACTTGGATCTGAGCAAGGTGGAGCTGGGACGGGTGAGCATGAACGTGCTCCGGCAATTCGTGGAAGCAGCCAACGGGCTGTATGATTACATCCTCATCGACTGCCCGCCGGCTTTCAACGCTGCCAGTGCCGCTGCCCTTGTGGCTGCCGATGACATCATCATCCCCATCAAGCTGGACGCCTTTTCCCTCCGGGGCATGGGCAACCTGATGCGGCAGATCGGCAACATGCGGAAGATCAACCCGCGGCTGAAGCTCGCCGGGGTGCTGCCTACCATGTGGTACCGGGACGCTCAGATGCAGGATGCGGAAAAGATGCTGGCGGATGCGGGGCTGACGGTGTTCCCCCACATCCGGCGAAGCGACAAGGTTGACCGGATGACCTGGCAGCAGCGGCCGCTTCTGGCGACCAGCCCCAACAGCGCCGCCGGCGTGGATTACCGGCGTTTCGTGAAAGCTTACATGCGGGGAGGGCAGGAAAATGTTTGATCTTGCGGACGTGCTGAAGGGCGTGCCCAATTTGGGCACATCCAAGAAACAGCTGGAGTACATAAAGCGGGAGCTGATCGACCCCGACCCGAACAATTTCTACAGTCTGACGGGCATTGAGGAGCTGGCGGCCAATATCCAGCTGTGCGGATTGCAACAGCCCATCCTTGTGCGCCCCATCGATGGCGGGCGGTACATGGTGGTTTCCGGGCACCGGCGCCGTGCAGCGATCGAGTTGCTGGCCGCGGATGAACCGGAAAAGTGGGAGGAGATCTCCTGCCTGGTGGAGAGGGACGAGGCGTCCCCGGAGCTTCAGCAGCTGCGCCTGATCTACGCCAACGCCAATACCAGAACCATGACCGGCGCGGAGTTGGCAGAGCAGGCTGCTCAGGTGGAAAAGCTGCTGTATCAGCTGAAAGAGCAAGGATATGAGTTTCCCGGCCGGATGCGGGATCATGTGGCGCAGGCCATCAGCGTCAGTAAATCCAAATTGGCTAGGCTGAACGTTATCCGCAGTAAGCTGATTCCCCAGTTTATGCGGCTCTGGGAAGCCGGAAGCTTGCGGGAAAGCGTGGCCTATACGCTGGCAGGACAGGTCCCCGCAAGGCAAAAGTCGGTATGGATATCCCAGACGGATTCCGGGAAAAAGAAATTCCCTTGCACAGATGGATGGCTGGAGAGCATTTTCCACGAAATGGATCGTTTGGAAAGGGTTTGCAAGAAAACGCCCTGTGGCATAAACCATTCCTCCAGCTGTGACCATCTCTATGTTCGCCTGAATCAGGCTTCCGGGCTGCCGCAATACTCCGCAATGTCCTGTCGCGGGTGCTGCCTTGACTGCTTCAATTTGGCGGCCTGCCGATACTCGTGCGAGTGGGCTGCCGATGCCAAGAAGGCTCTCCGGGATAAGGCTCGGGCAGACAAAAAACAGGCGGCAGCGGAACAGAAGGCAAAAGAGCAGCCGGAACGCGACCTTCTGGCTTTGTCGTACAGCCGTGTTGGCAAGCTCAGAAAAGAGCGTAATATTTCCGCCGATGATTTTGTAACGACCTCTTTAGGGTGGCATTATGCACGGGACATGGAACGCCTTGCAGGCTTGGAGGACGGCTCGTCTGTCAGCCTGAGCGACCGGATGCCCGGATCTATTTGGGCTCGGGAGGCCAAGAGACTGATCGAAACAGCTGATCTGCTGGGATGCAGCATTGATTACATGCTGGGGCGGGACGTGCCGGAGAAGCCCATCTCCGATGTACCCAATTGGGGCACCGGCTGGCGGACGGGCGACCCGGACAAAGCCGGGACGTATGCTGTCATTGGCTATGACCCTGGCGGCGCGGATCAGATGCTGGAAAGTTGGGACTGGGACGGGGAACAGTGGACGATACTCGGCGCCCCTATCACGGACTACGACTTCCAAGTGCGGTGCTGGATCCCGCTGCCGCCGAAAATCGGCACCTGCATCACGGGGATGAGTGGCTCCGGGAGATGCGGTGCAGCGGCCTGCTGCTCGGAACCGGCGACGTGCTGCCTGCAATGCGACAAGGATGATTGTAATAGCCGCTGCGGATGGATTGAGGGGGGCGAACATGAGTGATTACATCAGCCGGGAGGCCGTGCTTGAAAAGGCGGAGTATGATGGGAATTACCGGCTTGTTGTACCCGTAGAAGCAATTAAAGGTCTCCCTGCCGCCGACGTGGAGCCGGTGCGGAACGGGCGGTGGGAAGAGTGCGACTGGGTTGACGTGGACGAGCATGGGTTCGGTACAAGAAGAACCTTTAAGGCAGGATTGCGGTGTAGCCAGTGCGCTTGTGTTTTCAAAAAGGAGCTGCTTTGGAAACGAAACTGGTGCCCCAACTGCGGCGCAAAATGGAAGGTGGTGCAGACGGATGATGCGATGCAGCGTTGAAGCTTATTCCATCTGCCCGTTCGCTTCCCATTGTGCGCCCCGAGCCGAGGCCATTTTCATGGAGGGCAGCGATTGCGACGCCTTCAACCAGCGAATTGACGACGCTATTGAGAAGATCATGCGTTCAGAGGATGATTCTGATTTTACAGGAGGATGCAAGCTGTGATAGACTTTTGGATTTTCTTGGCCTACGTCATCGGTATGGCAATCTGGCTGCGGCTGGTGGTGTCCCTGAATCATAAGTCTGGCAACATTTTCGGGCTTGACGGCGTGGGCTGTGGGACCTATCTCTGTGTTGTTTTCATTGCCGTGTGCTGGCCCTTTGCCGTCCCTAGTGTCTGTGCAGTTTTCGTATTACATTGGTTCTTTGGGAGCCACGGGGAGGATCCCGATGGCTGACTACCCCTACACTGTAACAAATCCCTCCGGGGAGATCGTCTTGCAGGCGGCGGAAAGCTGCCGGTATCCTCGGCTGGTTGAGCTGGCCTTGCTGGAGGCGGGCTACATCGTCCGCCTCCATGGAAAGAAAATCACGAAAACCGAAACGCGAAAGGAGATGCGCAAATGAAGCCGCTGAAAACCGGCGACCCCTGCCCGTGCTGCGGGATGCCCATAAAGTCTACCAATCCGGAAATGCTTCGCTTGCTGACCGATATCCGGGACTTTGGGTTCAGCTTGCGCGACGCTGAAAGAGTGGCGGCTCTTCTGAAGAAGGAACAGGAGGCTGCGGATGGCACGATGTGATTGGGAAATCATTTTCAAAGTCGAAAAGGCGCACCGTCTGGTGATGCCGTCCTTCGCCCGCGTTCTCCAGTGGCTTGCGGGCAACGGCGCGAAGTGCACCTCCATCTTCATCCGGAAACGGCAGAAGGAGGACAGCGATGGCTAAAAACACAAAGGTCGTCGTGGGGCCAAACTTTCTTGCGCACTGGTATATCTACGACTTTCAGGTCTGCGAGGGACGGCCGGAGCTGCTGCGGACGATGGATTATATCAACCGGCACGGCTATGATCTGATCTCCGTCACCCAGTATCAGGAAACCTACACGGTATTCTTCCGCCGCCGTGCCTGCGGGTAGGGGGTGAGGGTATCAAGATCCTCAGCACCATGCGAGCCGGGCGGGTCGTCCGGCAGGCGCTCTACTCGCCCCGCGATCCTACCGCCAACACCCGGCGGCGGGCAATCAGCATTTCCGCCGAAGACAAGAAGCAGGCAAACCTGAAAACCAGCTATGAAAAGCTTCTGATGCTGGCGTGCGCGAATTTCCTCCCGGGCGACTGGTGGGTGACGCTCACCTACGATGATACGTTCCTCCCGGAGAGCCGGGAGGAATCCCGGAAGTACTGGCGCAAGTCCATGCGCTGGTATCGGAAGTACCGCAAGGTCAATAAGGACGCGCTGCGCTATGTCTACTGCACCCAACTGACTACCAGCCGGGGCGGTCGGCGGCTCCACCACCATATGATTCTCCGGTACGAGGACGACATGGATCAGGAGAAGCTGGAATCCCTCTGGCAGTGGGGGCATGTGCATATGCGCAAACTCAAGGACTGGGACGAGATTCTGGACAAAGTCCACTACATGTGCCGGGAACCCCGCGAGCTTGGGGTCTACGTTCCCGGCGAACAGATGTGGACGGCAAGCCGGGGACTTGTCCGGCCGCAGATTACCTACACAGCATTTGATTCCGACGCGATTGATATCAGCGTTCCGTCAGGCTGTA